GTAACAATGAATTACAACGTATTCAAAATATAAATTTTGTATTACGTCCAGATGATATTGAAAAATATGTTGTAACAAACCAATCTAATACAACATATGAAAATAATCAAGAACAACAAGAGCAAGAACAAGAACAGCAAGAACAACCAGCGTTTTAAATATTCAAAGGTTTACACCTTTTCTCATTTAAAACGCTCATTTTATAAAAATATATTATAATTTATAAAAATTACTACAAATAATATAAAATAATATGATACCAATTGTTTCAATAAAAATGTGATAAGGAAAATATGGATATATTTTTAGCATTTTTTCACAATTGTATTTTTCATTCAAAAATAAAAGTATAATAACGCAGACAAAAAATATGATTTGATATACACTAGTTTGAATAAATTTTGGTAATAACGGAAAGTAATATAATAATAGTGAAATAAAAATAGCTGATTGACTTAACAAATAATAAATTATAGTTAAATTAAAAATAGAATATATATCAAAAGATATTAATGCTACTAAATAAAACATAAACTCATAACTTGGTGATTTATTTGTATAACAATAAAATACATAAAAAAACGCCAAATTCATAAAATATGTAAGCGAATGTGTTATATTTATTTGAATAGAACCTTGAATATGAAGTATATGAGAAAAGGCGTGAAACAATTCAAAGCATAATATTGAAAACAATAATATAAATGTGTATTTTTGTTTCGTCTTCAATAAAAAATAGAATATAATTACACAGTTTATTAAATTAAATAATGCTGAATATGGTTGTGCTATTCCATTTTTTTTGGGTTTTTCACAAGTATTAAAGGGGAATGTGTATTCATTCATATAATATAAATATATTTTTATAAAATGAGCGTTTTAAATGAGAAAATGTGTAAAACGCCGTTTTTTGAAACAATTATAATAAAAATTATATAAATATTTTTTATTATGTATAGTATCGTAATGGATAAGGATGAAAAATAAAAGAAATGGAAGAACATATTTCCAATTTAGAAACAGAACTTCAAGCAACCAAAGAGCATCTCAAAAAATATACAGCACCAGCAAGTAGTAAGGTATATTATGAAAAGCATAAAGAAGCACAAAAACAAAGAGTTAAAGAATATCAACAGAAAACAAATTATAAAAAAATAATGAAATTATATATATATTTGTCTTCATTTACATAGCATAATTAGTAAACATATTTATATATATTTACTAACAAATAGTTAGTTGTATATTCGAAAAATTAAATATCGAGTGAAATAATATTTTTAGATGAGTTATTCTTTTTTGATTTCTTAGGCATTTTGTTGTTTTCTAAGTCTTTAATAGAAGTAACCGAAATTACTGACTCATTTTCGTTTCCAGAAGGAGCATTATCTTGGAGATTGATGGTTCGTGTCTTTAATCCTGATAAAATGTCATCTAATTCAGTTGTTTGAGGGCCTTTCATTTCAGGGCGACTTGGTCTTACACTTCGGGGCTGTGCATTTGCGGATTCAAAATTATTTATATCAACGCCTTTTTCTTGAAACATAGCGCCCCTCCCTGCCTCAATATCAGGACGGTTAGAAGCTCGTTCCGTGTATACCATTCCAGGTCGTTGAGGAGGAGCTTGGTTCTTTGTTTCCACAGGGGCTGGTGGAGGAGGTCCTCTGGGGCCAGGATTACTTTGCATAAATTGATTAGCTGTTTCAAATGCACTTGAATTTTTACTCATAGTATCAGCAGTTGCCTGTGTAAACATTTTCATCAACTCAGGACTTTGTTTAATTACATCATCAAACCCAGGCGCAGCAGATGACAATGCTTTATTCGAAAAATTCAAAACAGCTGCACTAAATCCTACTCTCAATAACAGTGAAATTTCAGGTGCTAATTTGCCTCCCTTGTATTTATCGTGAAGTTCTCCAAAAATCTCTTCATAACTATCGATATCTTCGCTTACTTGTTCTCCCCATCCATCTAAATTCAATCCAAATGGATCAAATACTGCATTGCCATATTCTAATGAATTTACAAATGTCATAAACCACCATCCCTGCAATTTTACAGCATCTTTCTTTCGTTTATCTTCTAATGCTGTTTCATACTCATCTTCTACTTCGTCAAAATCAGACTCCATTGTAAATTGAGAGTAATTGTTAATCATTTTTTTGCTATGCCAATCTTCAAGTCTCTTAATCATATGTCTCTTTTTTCTTCTCATTTCTCTTTCTGATAATTTAGGTCCTGAACTTGCCTTTACTGTCGGAACTTCGTTTATCTTTGAAAATCCATCCCAAGTGCTCGTATTTCCTAAAGTATCCTTCGTAGCAGCTCCCAAATTGGAATCATTTAATTCTTCATTAATTGTTACTCTGGGCTCTATGTTAGAAAACAAACTATCCCTTTCGGGTGCAATAGGTGTATTAAAATCAATAGAGGTAGACAAATCGTTCATTTCTTTTTCTAAATTATCAATATCGTCTAAATTTAAATTAACTGGATCTTTCGAACTTCCAGCTTTGTCATTCATTAGTAATTCAATTCCAGGACCGAAATTAACATTTGAAGATTTCACTTCTTTCATAGAAGAAATGGGTTCTAAGTTGTCAATGCCAATATCAATTACTTCCATAGTTATGATATTTATACAATTTTTATTTTTAAATCATCCGCATAATATATATATTTTTCTCTTATAAAGTAATATAATCCTTGCAAAAAACAATCGGCTAAATCATCTTTCTTCGTCGTGTTTAATTTTGATTTCCAGTTCTCAAAGTTCTCATTTACATCCATAATTTTATTACTAAAGATTATTCCTTTCTGTTTGTTTTCTTTATAATTATTTTTATCCGTATCAAATTGTTTCAATTTATGACTGGATGATACAAATTCTATGTTAATATCCTCATTTTTCATAATAAAATACTGGGCTAACATGCCTTGAACTGTTTTCATTCTATTTGCTATCGGCGAAATTTGGTTCTCAATAAAGACAACATCAATATCTTCTATGGAATCCAATTTATTCATTTCCGTCTTCAAATTTTTACCAATAGTGATTAGATCTGTATCCCCTGCATTGAGAACCTTCTCTTTTTTTATAACAGTTAACATCTTCTTTTCAAAATGTTTGTGTAATATTTCTATCATTTCTTGTTTCGTTCTCTTCATATTATCCAAAAAAAACATATGTTGTTTGCCTATTTGTAGCACCTCTTCCACCTTTTTTTTCTTGAGAACCTTTTCAGTGTAGTCTTTTTGAGGCATCATGAACTCCTTATTACACTTAGCATGCTGTTCACAATAAAAAAAGTTCTCCTTTTTGTATTTTGCTTTTTTTCCACAAACTTTTTCTGGTTTTTTCGTAGTACCTTTTATTTTGCATGAACAATTATTATCTATAAATGTTTGTGGATTTAGTAGATTGAGAACATTCCAATCGATAATATTTAGGTCGTTATTTTTCAATTCTAGAACACAAAAAGCCATATTCTTGATTCCTACATCAAAACTAATTAGTCTCATCAATAAAGATCAAACAGATAATTGTTTAACTATCTTTTGATAAAATATCATTATAATATAAATGTCAACTAAACCAATAACGGTTAATATGAACCCATCAGAAGTAGATTCTGACATTGACGCAGAAATAACCGAAATATTTAACAATGGTATTGATTATTTACAAGAACAAAGCCAACCTCATCGCTCTATTTCTGCACCTACTCGTTCTCCCATTACTTGGCATAAAGGAAATGAGATAAAAACAACATATACGCCTATTCCCCCGTTTAAAAGTAACTATCTTAATATGAACAGCGTTGCACAAAAACTAAAAAATGATGATAAAGGATGGGGCGACGCCGCCAAATTCCGTAGCAAAAGCACGCCCAATGTCCCCAATATGTATGAGCGGGGTGAAGATATTGACATGATGGGTATCAAAAAAGCCCTTGAAAATAGAAAAGAAGGTTGGTTTGGCAGCAGACCGTCAAAAGGCGGCACGAAATCAAATAAATCGAAATCTAAATCGAAATCGAAATCTTCAAAGATGTTACCGCCCAATAGTTTACATAATTTAGGTGTGCAGTCAAAAATGGAAATTATTGGTCCTGAAAATACAAAATTGCTTTCTGGAGACCAGCTTCGACGAAATTTTTATGCACTTACTAAGCTTGGGCATTGGGGAGGTTCTTCGCACAAAAATAAAAAGAAGACTGGAAAAATGAAGAAATCAAAACAAATAAAAACAAGAAAATATAAGAAAGGTGGGAGTAAAAACGACGGCGATATTTTTAAATCACTTCCGAATGTTCCTACACACACCCCGGTTGTTTCAAAAAGTAAATCAAGATCTGATCTACCTCCCACAGTTTTCATACAAAAAGAGGCGATGCCAATTTTGGAAGCCAATTTAAAAAAGATGGGGATTAATGACTTTAATTTAATGGATACAGCGATGCAAAGTATGTATATTGACCAGGCCGAGACCCAGTTACATAAAATGAAAGAGTCATCTTCAAAATCTGTATTACATAATATAGCGATAGCCCGTAATTATACAGATGCAAGACATATGATTAGTGTATTAAATACAAATGCGATCGTCGATCATCCAACATTAACATCAGAACAAAGAAAAAATAAAGTATCAAACACGCTGAACACATATATAGATGAGTATTTAAACAAGAAGAATAATGTTTTAGAAATGTTGCCACCTGCACCGAAAAGACCTGTGTAATTTGATATAAATATATTGTAAATTCTGATATATTTATATGAAGCCTATTTGGCAGTAGCGTCCAACACTTGTTCTTTATGAATGGAAGGAGCTACTCTTCTGGACTGCATTTCTTCTCTCGATAAATAACGAGTTTTTAAATCGCTTTCAATATGTCCAAACGGTTTTGTTTCGTCTTCTACAGAGGAATATAGATGAGGATTATTCAAAGGTTGAACCATATTACTGTTAATACTGGACATATCAATAGGACGCTTATAATAACCAGTATCATTGCAGCTTTCTTTAAAATTATACTCTCTAATACTGTCTGCGTTTTGTGTCATATATCTTCTGTATTGCCAATTTGTTTGAATATTATTGGACTCTTTTAGATGCTGATTTACAGTCGCTTCCGATTGCCAACTGGCGGTAACGGCACGCCCATCGCTCATTAAAGGCGGAAAGGCAGGGTATTTATTATTTGTGCCATAACCAAGCCCACTCGGAGTTACATACGAGGCTTCTTTGGTACCATTTGTAAACGATTGAACTTGATTCATTAATTGAGAAAACATAATATATAAAACAAATATATTATATTTTAAAAGATTTCTAAATTATTCGTTCTCCAATAATCCTAACAATTCTACTTTCTTCATTTTTGAAGCATCTTCTACCAACCCCTTAGACATTACTAATTTTTTAAGGTTCTGAACGTGCATCTTTTTGTAACTATCCATTAGGTTTGCGGTTTCAATATCCACTTTTGCAATATTTATTTCTTGCACTTCTTCCAGAATAGGAATCGTTTCTCCTGTAATCTCACCCACATCATCCTGTTGAGTTTCAGACATCTCTTCGTCTTCCAGATCTGCTCCGTCAATTCCATTATCTAAATCTACCGAAATCGTTTTGACTGTATTTTCTTGAACCTCCTCGGAATCTTCCTCATCAGAATCTTCCTCTTCCTCAGAATCTTCCTCTTCCTCAGAATCTTCCTCTTCCTCAGATTCTAAGAATTGCACTTGTGGCTGCTCTTGTTCGTCTATATCAGATACTTGTTCTTCCTCTTCTTCCTGATTATTAACACAATACTGTAGATTACCAACACCGCCTTGTTGTTCAAACGTGGTAATTTGTTTCATCTTAGTTAAATCACCAACAACATTATTTAAAATCTCAAACATAGTATCTACATTTTTCTCTAAAACAGTAATTTTATTTTTAAAATGATAAATCAATAGCAAAATAAATAGAAATGTAATTCCAAACAGAATAAAAAACATAGACTCAATCATAAGCTTCATTATAATTATATTACAATTAATAAATGAATTAACAACGAATTTCTAAATGCTTTAAATAAATATTTAATTATCCTAAATTAAAAAAGTAAGTAATATATATATATTATGGATAATAGAGACAATTTAACCAATGAACCGTTAATGACACCAGCGCCACAACCTGGTATATTTAGTGGTAAAAATTTAACAATTTCCATACTGATATTCATGCTAATACTTTCATTTTTAGGAATAAATCTATTAAATATGGTGGGTAGTTTATTAGAAAATATCGTGAGCGTATTTGGTCCTTTAGTAAAACAAATTCTTTCTGTATTTGGATACACCGCGGGAACTATTATCGATAAAACGGCGGATGTGGCAACCGATGTAGCTACTACAGGAATAGAACTTGCAGGTGGTTCGGTTCAAACATTTGGTCACATATTAAAGGACGCAAGTAAAGACGGAGTTTCTAATGAAGCAAAAGTATCATTATCTAACCCTTTAGATATAACCTCTGATAATTTAAATAATTCAAAGTTAGTAAATGACGACCCTGAACCAGACAGTAGTTCAAACCCAAGTCAAAAACCGATTAGTTCAAAGAAAGATGGATGGTGTTTAGTTGGCGAATACGAAGGTAAACGAGGCTGTGTCAAAGTATCTGACGCAAATAAATGTTTATCTGGACAAGTTTTCCCAGAAGAAAAGTTATGTTTAAACCCAACTTTTACCAGATATACACTTACGCATTAGTTCGTTAAAATTGTATAATTATTTAAGTATATATAATTATATGAACTCATCACAAGAAGAGGCTGTAAAGCAATTACAGAATAGGATTGATCTATTAAAAAAGTATAATGAGGAAGTAATTATTTTAGAAAATAAGTTGGAACGATTAAAATATGCTTTTATAAATACTACCTACAAGATTGAAGTAACCGACGATTTCCTGAAAGTGATTGAAGTATTAGAAACGTTTGTAAATAATGAAACCCCTGTATATTGTAATATTTATGATATTGAAAACTATAATCAATTCATTTTACAAATATACGGATATTATCATATTTTCAATAATTATATTGAGAATCGAATGACTGTTCCTGTAGATAGAAGTATTGAAAATCCCCGTATACTATTCGATCCTATCATTTATAAACAAGAAACTCCTACCAATGAAAAGAAAGAACATTGTAATAAAGTTTTAAACGAGTTGAAATACATATATAATTGCATAATCAACACGTATGACGAGTTTGTATTTGATTTAAATTTTATCGAGTGTAATAATGTTACTGCAAATCAACAAACGATTCAATTTTTGGAAAATGTAAAACAAACTATGTTACAGATTAATAACTAGTGGATGTGGTCGATCCATCGCTACTGGTTTCGGTGGTTGTTGTTTTCGAAATAGTAGAACCCATACCGGAATGATACACACAATAATAATATAAGGGGGTTGAAGTAGAACTATCTATAAGTATTGATATAGATGCACCTGCTTCACCTGGTGTTCCCACCGAAGTAATGCCGTATATATATTCAACCCCTGAATTATGACTACCGTCAGATGTTTTGGAAAACAATAAAGAATGATCTTCGTTTGAAATGTCTGATAGATCAAATTTATAAGTAGTGCCTGTAGTAAAACTTAAAGAAGGGGAAATAGAATTATTTAAATAGTATTTATTTCCAGAACCGAAACTGTTTGTTCCTTCTGCTACAGTGACTATAAAAACGGTCGTTTTGCTTGCAAGTAAATTAATAGAAGAAGAATTCCCGACCGAATCACTAATAGAGAATGTTTTGGAAGAAGCATTATCAGTAGGATCTGTTCCTTCTATCGCACAATTTACAAAACTGGAACGAGTCGTGTCGGTCGATTCGTTTATTATATATCCAACATCTACAGAATTAATTACTGTTGTTTGAGACGAGTTTGTATAAGTTATATCATTAGTAGTCAAGTCTAATTGTTTGGTTAAAGTAAAATTATGTTTTAACTCATATACATTACCCGGAGATGTATACAGAAGAAAATTTGCAACAGATATATATCCTAAAAATATAACAGCTTGAAAGCTATATACACTAATATTATTGGAAGTAGTAATGTCGACAGTTGGATGCAGATTAATATTTAAAGAACTTGTGGGGATGGAGCTATTAATAGCCTGTGTGCTTAATTCATTATTATAATACGATTTTGTATTGTTTACAAAGCTACTCACATTAATAATCGAACCGGAAGTATCGGTGTAAAAACTGGAACCAGAAATTTTGATAGAAATCGGGATATTTAAAGAATAAACAAGAGATGCCTGCGAAATAACATCTCGAATCACAAGAGTAGCAAAAGTAGTATCTGTGTCTACTGCTACATTTACATTTGTATTCAAATAGGCGGACCACTCGGTTGTTTCTATTGTTTCACTAATAGCTCCTATATTCGTATTAGAACGATAATTGTATAAGGGAACATTCGGATCTTCGTATAAAAATACTTCTGGGCCAGGAATACCCGAATTTTTAGATGATACTGGGTTATATGAATCAGCTGTGCAAGAAATTTTATCAATGTTATAGTTACCTCGTGCCATTCTTGCAAAATTTTGTTTTTGACTTGAAGAACTTCCACCGGCATTTTTATTATATTTTAAAATTTCTACTTTTCTTCGCATATTCAATTGATCTTGAGTAACTGTCCCATCATAAGGAGATTGAATTGTTAATCTACTGGGAGGAATATTAAACTGCATCGATAATTTTCTTTGTGAACAAACATCGTCAGTAGACATTATAATGTATAGATATATAAATATATATCGAAACACGAGTAATTAGAACTAATACTTTGTAGAATACCAAAGATTAGACAAATAATTGTAATATCCTGTAGTAGAAATATCTGCATTTAAATTAGGACCCTTTTCAAGTATTTGCTTAAGTTCAAAAATATTCAATGCGTTGCTGTGGTATCTTAAATTAGAAATTTGCCCCTTAAATCCCTCATTTTGTCCAACATAGATATTATAGTAATTCTGTTTCGGAACTTCATCTAATACCTTTCTTTGGGCAATAGCCCCATTTACATATACATCGATGGCAGTATTTTGTGCACGAATAGCAACACATACCCACTTTTTAATAGGAATATCATCAATTTCTATTTCATTTTTTCCTTTATAAGAGTCCATTACCACTAACAATTTGGCATTTTCAGGAGAATTATTTGCAGCATTGGATTCTAAATATAATCCAGGGCCGTTGTTTAAGGCAACACCACTGTCTGAATATTGATTGTCTCCCTTATTAAAAATATGCCTGTAAGGAGTGGTGCTACCACCAGTTTGGCCTATCTCATCAATATACAACCAAATAGTATATGTAAATTCAAGACCACTGCTTTCATTGTTTGATCGATTGATCGGAACAGCATTTCGGTCTTTCGGATCTTGTGTAATTATTTTAGATGACCCTCCATTAATCATACCATCTACTAAATAAGGACTTGTGCTAGGACCATTAAGAGAAGATAAGAAAACAATTCCTAAATTTAATAGGATGACAAAGACAATAATAATTAATACAATAAATGCAAATTTGGCAATAATAGTATTGCTTGATAGAAAACTCGAACTGGCGTCTGCGTTTTCATTGACCTTCTGAGAAAAAGCGTTAATTGTATTATCTAAAGACGACTTCATGCTATTATATCCTTGTTCAATATTGCTAGAACTCGACTGTATATTTTGTTGAATCGGCTGAGTATTCATTAATCGTTATATATTATTCATATAAAACGATTTTCTTAAAAAACATTAAATCTTTGTAACTCTACGCTATTTTTGAGAACCGTTAAATCTAATCCATAAGCAGAAAGTTGTTGGAAAGTAGATGTTTGACCATTACCCGCTTTATATGATTCATAAGCAGATTGTGGCGTTATCGGTTCGTCCCAATGTTGAAATTTGTTAGCATATGCATCAAATATGGTTCCTCCCCCTAACTTCATAGTAGCAGAAGGCTGAGGTTGTTTGGGCGTTGCTACTTTGACAGAAGTAACCAATTTACCATCAATATAGCAATCAAAATAAGAATTGTCTACACTAACGATTACCTGTGTCCAGCGCTGAAGGGGGAAGTCATTGGTAATAACAAATTCCTCTAATCCAGAACTGCTGGTCACCTTACATTTTAATACAGGAGAGTTATCCGAAAAACCCAATTCCAAATTGTCATTACGTTTGAATATTATTTTTGGCGCACTGCCGTACCACGAATTTATATAAATCCAAGCTCCATATGCATAACGAGTCGAAGAAGGACTGTTCTTAATTGTAATAGCATCTTGTGTTTCGTTTAAATTACTGGTTTCTACGAGAGTGGTAGCTTTTTGTGTAAAAAATTTATATAAGATGTAAATCAATAATACAAGGATTATTCCTAAAATAAAGGCAAACGTATTCATATTACTATAATAATTAGTTACAAATTAAATTTAACAGTCTTGAGAATAATAATTCATAATTCCAGATAATACGCCAGACAGAAATAAAAACAGTATCACTTTGTCAAAAGTTTCCATTATTATGCTATACCATATTTACAGATTATATGTAGGTGGGTTCTTATTTTTTAACAGGTTATAGAAATTCACTATTTTTCGTTCACTCAGGTTTTCTTTGTAATAACGAACATTACAAATAGCTCCAGTTATTTCATTTTCACCACCCACGATAATTTCGTTGGAAATATTTTTACTATAATCTGGATAGTTGGAATCATTAAAATCAAAAGTTTTCTCTAAATTTCCATTTATAAACATATCTACGTGAGTTGAAAAATAATTAAACACAACATTGTTCCATTTCTGATAAGGAATGTCTATATTTACAGTATCTTTTTGATTATTTGAATAATACACATAAATTTGACTACTTTTTTCTCTACTATTCGCAATAGTTAATTTTGGTAATCCATTGTTGAAGTTCAATATATTTGTTTCAGAAATATTTTCTGTTTCTATATGATCATAATTATTAATATACAACCACATAGATAAAGAGTAATTAAATCGGTTTCCATTACCACCCACCGCGTTTCCATCAGAATCGGTTGTGGGATTGATATTAAAATTCGTTAGTTTTTTACTTAAGTCCAATTTTACTTCATTGTGTAAGGAATAATTCGTTTCGTTATCCAAAAAAACGGCGTCCTCTATTACCGGATAACCTTCTTTTTTTGACAGTTGATTCAATAATTTTGGAATATATACATACAATAAAATAAGAACTAACTCAACGACAAGTAATACATAAATAGGGGTAGTTGTCAATCCCAACTCTTTTATTAAATAATTTACAAAATCTAATACTAAACACGGAATATAAAATATAAAATAAAGGATATATGACGCAATACCATCCTGGGATTTAAAGTAATTGCTAAATGCATAAAATACAATAGCTAATGTAACAACAGCTATCGCAATAAATGAAGCAATGAGAAAATAAGTCAAGTATGTAAAAGTAGTTTTATACATTGCCAGTTGGGAAAAAAAGACACTGACTAACAAGAGTCCCAATAGAAACACGCCGAAATACATTGATACCCTGTCTGAATCCGCTTTTCCTTTCTTTATAAAATATTCGTATCCTAATAACGATAATAAGGGAACAAACACTAAAAATACTACATACATATAAGTATTGTCAAACACCGTTCTGTTCTGTATAGCAAATTCAAACATAATAGGTATTAATATAATGGTTAATAGTATGAGTATGTATTTTATATAATCTAATTTAAATACATTTGTTTCGTTTGCCATTTAAAATATATAAAACTATTATATTATATTTTAAATGTATTTCGCCATATTTTCCTTCGCAGTTTTTTCTCCATGACATTCTCTACACATTGCTACTAAATTATCTACGTGGTTTGACCCTCCATATTCCAATTTCACTACGTGGTCTACTTCATACCACGCATTTAATTGGTTTTTACAGTTTGCACATTTCCAGTTTTGACTAGACCCAACAAACTTCTTTTTTGTTTCACTGACAGACCGTTTTGTCGATTTTTTTCCCGAATTCATTACCCTTTGTGTTTGTTTTTGCTGATTTGACATAGGTAATATAGGTTGCTCGTAGTTAGCGTCGTTTGCAAAACTATGCTTGTTTGTAAAGTCTAAAATAGGACTAATCATATTACTGGTGCTTTTATCTATTGGTAGGTATTTAAAATATTCATTTGATGCTTGTACCAGTTCTTTTGCGTGTGCTGGATTTTTTTTGAATAAAAACAAAATCAATATTCCACCAAACACTACACCACTCATTTGCAAATATTTTTTCTTCGATAGTGCATATTTTATATATTTACTGTCAGTATAAATATTTCCTGCTATTAAACCAGTAATTAATATGATGACTAATTCAAAACGCATTACTTAATGTATTACTTAATGTATTATTAGAATATTATTTATATAAAAAATAGATTACTATAAAGAGAAATATTATAAATACAAAATGTATTATATGTTTTCGCGTCATTATCGTTTCCTGTAGTAATATTTTTTTAGGTCTATATAAATTTCGATACCTGTCTAAAGCTATTTCCATTGACATTTCTTCTTTTCCTAAACGAGTATTCATTCGATTATGCACAAAATGAACCCATCTTACAAAAGAATCTCGTGAATCTAAATAAGAAGATACGGGATATTTATCAAGCATATTACTAAAATTATTCCCTATGTCTTCGTTTGGAATAAACAGTGGAAAATTAATGATTAAATCATAATATTTTTTTTTGGTTATACTTGTAGGATTATGTGGATAGGATTCAGCCACTGTATGTAGAAAAAACCAGTAATGAGGTCCCCAAATAGTCGGATCAAAACTCATAGAAAATTATTAAATTATATAAAGATAAGTTAATTTATTTTATCAGGATGAATGAGTATTATTGTAATAATTGTGGCAAGATAGGACATTTATATAACCACTGTAAATTGCCTATTACAAGTATTGGAGTTATCGTTTTTCGTATATTGAATAAAGAATTGCAGTATTTACTTATTCGAAGGAAAGATACACTGGGATTTATTGATTTTATGAGAGGAAAATATTCTGTTACAAATAAATTTTATATATTAAATATGCTAAACCAAATGACAAAACACGAGAAAGATAATTTACTAAACCAAGAATTTCCTGTTATATGGAAAAGAATTTGGGGCAATGAAAAAATGTCATCGCAATATAAAGCAGAAGAAAGTTCCAGTCAAGAAAAATTTAACATACTAAAATCAGGCGTTTATATTGACAACAATAAAGAATATGATTTGCAATTGTTAGTTGAAGAAAGTAATTCTATGTCGTGTTGGGATGATCCAGAATGGGGGTTTCCAAAAGGAAGAAGAAATTTCCAAGAAAAGGATTTTGCGTGTGCTTTACGCGAATTTACAGAAGAAACAGGTATTAAAACACATAATTTAACTAATATACAAAATATATTACCCTTTGAAGAAATATTTACTGGTTCAAATTATAAATCGTATAAGCATAAATATTATGTCGCATTTTGTAATCATTCAAATAAAATAGATATGATGTCTTATCAAACAAGTGAGGTAAGTGATATGCAATGGTTTTCTTTTAATGACTGTTTAAATAAGATTCGTCCCTACAATTTAGAAAAAAAAAGAATGATAGATAAAATTAATAAAACATTAAAGACATATCGCTTTTTCTATAGTTAAATAGTATATATGTATTATATATATCGTATAATATATGTCTGTAAAACAAAAAAAGAACACAAATAATAAAACGAAAAAGGTTAGTCCCATTCAAGCGATTGTTAATGAAGCAATCGCAATTCACCCAATTGAATTGGAGTCCGTTCAATGGGAACAACCTAATAGTATTAACATTGAACAGAATAATTTACCATCTTGTGAACCAAATGAGAAGGGAAAACGTTCACGTTGCAAAAACGGTGAAAGATGCGATACAAATGTGAATTCATCTACTTTTAATAAGTGCATAACTAAATTATTTTTAGAACTGAATGGTATAAAAATGGTTGTGGTGCAAAGAAAAAATAAACATTATGGGGAAGACCTTATTTCTGTATTAAATAAGGATATTGAGTATATTACGAAGTTAAAAAAAACGAAAGATAATATAATAAAAAAAGAAATTATAGCATTGAATGGCCGTTTACAAGAGTTAGGAAGCAATTTTAAAGCAAAATATGGCGATTTAAAAGATGAATTAATTATACAACTGGTTCTTTTAACAAATGAAATCAATAGATTGACCATCGAGGAAGAACCAGTAGACGAGGAAGAACAAGTAGACGAGGAAGAACCAGTAGACGAGGAAGAACCAGTAGATGAGGAAGAGGCAACAGAAAACGAAAATCTTAGCAAGGAAGTGGAAGATGAGATCAAACAAGAGAATGACAACCAAGCGGACGAACCAGAAGAGGAAGAAATCATTGTAGATGTCGAAAAAAATGAAGATTTCCCTGAATTAGATATTGAATTAACCGAAGAAGAAAAACAACTGCAGGAAATCATTCCCATTGAACCTGTTAAAGATAGCAAGGACTACAACGAATTTTTACTTCAGAAAGAAAAGGCAGAAAATGCCTATTTACAAACTAATTCAGACGATTCGTCTTTGTATCCATTATTAGACGATCCAAAATTCAATATAAAATTAGCACAACACCGCGAATTTAGTGAAAGTAAATATGATGGAGAATTAAAAGACGTAAAGAAGGCTGCTGAAAAGTTTTGTAATAAGGGATTTGAATTAATGCCACATCAACTTTTTGTAAAGAATTTTTTGTCTTTAGAAACCCCCTATAATTCACTACTTTTATATCACGGTTTAGGGACTGGAAAAACCTGTTCTGGTATTGGTATTGCGGAAGAAATGAGAAATTATATGAAACAGGTTCATTTAACACAACGAATTATGATTATCGCTTCTCCAAATGTGCAAAGCAACTTTCGTTTACAATTATTTGACGAACGAAAATTAAAGTTAGAAAACGGCATATGGAACCTACATACTTGTGTAGGAAACTCATTAATCGCAGAAATTAACCCATCGATGTCAATGAATTTATCCAAAGAAACTATTATTTCTCAGATTAATCAATTAATCAACCAGTATTATATTTTTATGGGATATCGAGAACTTGGTAATTTTATCCAAAAGAAAATTTATGTCCCGGACGAAGGCTTAACCGTGGAACAACAAAAACAGATAGAAAAACAGAAAATTAAAAAAATATTCGATAATCGTCTTATTATTATTGACGAAATTCATAATCTCCGAATTTTACAAGATAATAAAGAATCGAAAAAGACAGCTGCAACACTGATGTATGTTTGTCAACGTGCAGAAAACATTCGTTTATTATTGCTATCCGCGACACCGATGTATAACAGTTACAAAGAAATTGTATGGATTACAAATTTATTGAATGCCGTTGACAATCGAAGTTTACTTAAAGAAGAGCAAATATTTACCAAAGATGGTGATTTTAGACCAGCCAATGTGGCAGAAAACATAGAATCTGGAGAAGACCTTCTTATTCGTAAATTAACAGGCTATGTAAGTTTCATTCGCGGCGAGAACCCATATAGCTTCCCGTTCCGTGTGTATCCAGATGAGTTTGATAGTGAGCGAGTAGTAAGAAGTGACAGTTATTTTAAAACGCAGCTAAATAATAAAGAAATAGATGCACCTATTCAACATTTATCGGTGTATATTGATCAATTAAGTTCTTATCAAGAAAAGGTGTATGATAAAATTATTAATAACTTTCAAATAAAATCGGATGAAATATCGATAGGAGATAATAATAATAATATTCCTACATTCGAGAACATGGAATCATTTGGATACACATTATTAAAAGAGCCATTAGAATCATTGAATATGGTGTTCCCTCATCCTACATTTGATAATCTTACTGAAACGGAAACAGTAAAAGAGGATTTGTTGTCTTCTATGGTTGGAAAAAAGGGTCTGAGTCGCGTAATGAGTTATCAAACAGAATATAAACCAAATGAAATTCGGTATGATTACGAATATAAACCGGAAATTAAAGAAAAGTATGGTAATATTTTCCACTTGGATAATCTCAAGAACTATAGTTCAAAAATATTTGAGATATGCACTGCTATTAAAAATTCAACTGGACCAATTATTATCTATTCTTTCTATATTGACGGCGGGGTTGTTCCAATATCCCTTGCGTTAGAAGAAATGGGGTTTGCAAGATACGGGTCTGCAAGTTACACGAGATCATTGTTTAAACATACTGACTCTCAGCCAATTGATGCATTAACAATGAAAACGAAGGAAGAATTATTAAAAGATGATCCCAGTGCACAATTTAAACAAGCGAAATATGTTATGATTACTGGAGACAAAAAATACTCACCCAATAATTTAGAGGATGTAAAATATGTAACTAATCCAACAAATAAATACGGAGAAGATGTTAAAGTTATTTTAATCACAAAAGCGGCGGCAGAAGGAGTCGACTTTAAATTTATTAGACAGGTTCATATAGTAGATCCTTGGTATAATTTAAATCGTCTTGAACAAATTATTGGCCGTGCCGTTCGTAATTTAAGTCACTGTGGGTTACCATTTGAAGAAAGAAACGTTGAAATTTATTTACACGGCTCAAGGGGGAGTAATGATAAAGAACCGGCAGACATGTATGTGTATAGATTTGCTGAAAAAAAATCAAAATTGATAGGCAAGGTAAGTCGTTTAATTAAAGAAACCAGTGTAGATTGCTTGTTAAACATTGAACAAACGAATTTTACAGTAGACAAGTTAGCATCCATCGCAGCCAATACAGAGATTGATATTAAATTAGCCAGTAATAAAATAATTAAGTTTAAAATAGGGGACAAACCATTTTCAAGTGTATGTGATTATATGGATACTTGTGAATATACGTGTAGGCCCAATCAAACGATTACAGAGGAGGATCTGATTTCTAATAATTATTCAAACAATTATGCGAAAATGAATTATTCGTCCATTGTAAAAAGAGTAAGACAGTTATATAGAGAACAGTCATTTTATAAGAAAGACGAACTATTTACATTAATCAATCTGGAAAACAAGTATCCGGAAGAACATATTTATTTTGCATTGTCTATTTTTATCGAAAATAAAAAAGATTATCTTGTAGATAAACATAACCGTAAAGGGTATTTGATAAACGCCGATGAATATTACGCATTTCAACCAAATGAAATATCAGACGAGAACCTATCTATATTTGAAAGAACGACGCCGTTGGATTATAAACAAGATAAATTGTTATTGCAAGTTCCTTCCTCCATAGAAAATAACGAAAAAAAAGAAAACAATTTGAAGGACGACACTGTCAATATAGTAGACATAACGGAAAGTAATAAAGAAACTCAGTCCGATAATAATGAAAAAACAATACAAAAATACAGAAAAATAATGACAGAGTTAGACGATAAAATGAAAACAATAGAAATACAACGAGCAAAGTATGTGAAAACGGTCAATCATAACAAAATTAAAAAGGAATTGGAAAGCCGGGCTATTACACTATCCCCAGAAGAAGAAAAACAATTACAAAAAATTAAAAAGGAGCTGACAAATACAACGTATTATAATGAAAATAAGTTAGACGACAAAGGTTATGAAAGTCTCGGTTTAAAAACTGCAGAAAAAGATTGGTATATACACTACGGGCGTGTATATTACAAATTGAAAAATAATCATTTTATTAAAGAAACCTTACTTTCTCAATACGGAGTGCATCATTTTATAGAATCGTTGTCATTTAATGAAAAAATCTTTTTATTGAAATTTATATATAGTCCATTGTTTGATGAAAGCATATCTCCCTATGCAACAATCTTGAAAGAGTATTATGACAATTATATATTGGATAATGGTGCGTTACAAGGGTTTACTATTGCAAATGAAGAGGGAGAGCCGTTTCTATTTACGAAAAAAAAGGGCGAATCAGTGTGGAAACAGGCATTTGAATTAGAGATAGCCAATTTAAAAGAAACCTTATCTGATAAATATTATACACCTAATGAAAACACTGCGTCGTTGGTTGGGTTTATGGGTTATAATAAGAAAACTCCTATATTTAAAATCAAAATTATGAATTTAAAATCAAAAAACAACAAAGGAGGGCGCGTTGATATTTTGGCAAAAACAGAACTATTGAAAAGATTAAATATTTTATTGAAAGAATATCCATATGTTGATAATAAAGATTATAAACAAAGTTATAATACAGAAGAATCCAGTGATATTTATAAAACGGGGTTAGGTGTTATTGTTGAAATATTAACTCGTTTTTATAACGAAAATGACGAGAAAAAATACTTTTTTAATAACGAATCGGCAGCAGTATCTAATATTAGTCAGCGCTAACTGTAAAAAATTGATTTATATAGTTTAATAAATTATATAAAAATATATTACTATTTGTTATAGACATGAATCAAGACAAACAGAAGATATTTGGTGTGTATACACCTTCTATGTTAACTATGAAAATAGGGTTGCATATAACGCAAGTCGGGTCAACCTTGAAAAAAAATTTAGAAGAAGCGCTGTCATCAAAAGTAGAAGGGAAGTGTAATGCCGAGGGATATATAAAACCCGGTTCCTGTACAATTATGTCCTATTCGTCCGGAAGCGTGAACGGTGATTTTATTGAATTCCAAGTGGTATTTGAGTGTTATATTTGTTATCCTGTAGAGGGGATGAATATCGAGTGTAAAGTCAAAACGATTACCAAGGCAGGCATTCACGGCGAAGTTGTTGACAGAGAAAATAATATGCCATTAACTGTATTTGTTGCAAGAGATCATCATTATAATGATAAAATATTTGGAAATGTAAAAGAGGGAGATAATATTGTAACAAGCACCATTGGTGTAAGATTTGAGTTAAATGACCCGTTTATTTGTGTAATTGCAAAATTAATTGATTATCAAACAGGAAATGAAGATCGAAAGCTGAAACCAAGGATTAATTTGGCAGAGGATTAAAAACATATACAATTAGATGTGTATTTTTCTGCATAATTATACCATAAATCTGTTTTTTTGTCATAAAATACGAGTTCATATATTTCATTATTATCAAGGGTTGCTAAATAAGAAGTCCCAAACTCGCAATATTGTTGTGTAACGCGTGTGATTAAAAACATACTTGAATAGTCTGTTACTAATTTTTGATGTATATATTTTTTTTTGTAAATATATTCATTAATAGTAAAATCAAACATCTATAATAAAAAACGATATAAACATATCAGGTAAATTATTTTAAATGAAGAATACTAATAAGAATTTAGAAGCCCTCAAAACCAAAATAGAACAATTGAATAAAACCCATCAACTTGAGATCTTAAAAATATTTATTGACAGCGATATTAAAGTAAATGAAAACAAAAGTGGCATTTTTATTAATTTGTCGTTTTTAGAAAATAGTATTGTTGACAAGTTACAAAAGTATATGGAATACATTGATGATCAAGAATTAAATTTAAATAACCTGGAGAGCCAGAAGGAAGATTTTAAGAACACATACTTTAATGTAAAAGGTAATAAAGATAATATGACATTAACAAATAGCTATGGAAGTCATATCTAATAAAATATTTTTTAATCAGTCTAAAAATATTTTATTTCAGTTACAAGAGTTTGAACCGTATTATTATAGACCCAACTTGGTTGAGACAAAAATATGCGAAGATATTGTAGTAAAAAAGAAGCAACCTGAGTATTTTCGCCCCAAACAGCGAGACACACTATTCTGGTGTTTTTATATTGCAGCATATGGATATGATCAGTATTTATGTGTAATGAGAAATTATGGTGTAAAGGAACTTGAAATTAAACACGAAGCATCCGAATATGTAAAGTCGAATTATAAAGAATTAAAAGAGTCGTCTGTGAAAATGACAAAATCCCTTGCGCAAGATATGATGAGTGATTTTCATACAAGTGTGACTGATACTAACTTTCATAATTTTATTGCCTTGTGTTTTATGAAAAAGATCAATGTTTATATTTTGCACGAAGAAAAGCCGTCTTATTTGAAATTTTTTTATCATAAGGATTCTCCCACTTATTTATTTCAACAAGAAAAATACAACCGGTATAGTGTTCAATTGGAAGCAATGTCATTAGAAAAATTAATCAAAATTGAAACAGATTATTATTGTTTGGATAGTTGGATCAGGCCTATTCGTGCAATTTCTTCTTATAAGGTAACAGATTTGGAAGATATTGCCTATAAAACTAATTTAATTGATATTCCGAATATGAAAAAACCGGATTTATACGCTTATATCAGCGAGTCGTTAAGTTGGTATTAAATATGCGGTAAAATCCGATAACCGAGTTGTTTCAGTTTACATTCATACCTGTATAAAAAATTGATAATTTAAAAATAATATATAAATTACTATATATATTATTAATAATGAATGAGAAACATAAAACCCCCAAGGAAGACGTTACCAGTTTTTTACAAATGGTGAAGCATTATTTAGAAAGCAATCCTTTGATCAATAAAGGTGAGTTGGAAGTCCGTTTTGGAACAAATCCAAGAATTGCCAAGCCCATTTCAAAAATCGACTATATGAATGTAGTTAAATATTTGTATAGCTGTGGGTTTAAAACACAAAACGACGAAGGGATTCAAATGCTTCGAATTCAAAATCAATTTACTGATCCAAAGACTGGTAGGACAAAAATGTCTAACATTCGTGCAGAAATTGTCGGCGCAGATATGATAGAAGAGTATTGTAAAACAAATAGTATCCAAAAACTGATTGATATTCCTTCAACTACAATGCAAAAACTAAAATTCACACAGAAAATGAATGCGATGACAGATGATAATAAACGAATCGACAAACTTAATATGGACGAGTTTAATTTCCGTGTTGCCTTTCAAACAGAAAAAGACTTTAATGTTCATACGTCTATTGCAAGAAAAATCATCTCTAAGTGGGAAGATTCTCTAAAAACTTTCCGTCTACTAAATCGTGTTCGATTTTATCATGAAGACTATCCCATTTTTGTAGATGTTACTATTGTCAAGTCTTCGTCGAAAACAAAACATATTATCATTCCTGCCTATACGATTCAAGAAGCGAATGTCCTTACCAATGTGGAAAGTTTTGAAATAGAATTGGAAGTTGATAACGACAAAGTTGGTATGGAACCATTATATCAAAAACCCGATGAATTATTAAAATCTTTAAAAAAATGCATTCGAATTGTGATGAGTGGGTTACAAAAAACGAAGTTTCCAATTTCTTATCAAGAGCAAACTTCGGTTTTACAAAAATATTTACACATTATACACGGAGACGATCACGGTATTTACAAGGCAAGAAACAGAGATTTTCTTGGCCCGAGTTCTTCTACATTACAACTTGAAAATATTAGTGAGCACACTGAACATACAATTGTTCCCAATATTCGTTCTAATTATACGGTAACAGACAAAGCGGATGGCGATAGATATTTAATGTGCATCAATCACGAAGGAAAAATATATTTGATTGATACCAATATGAATGTATTATTTACAGGAACATTTACGAAAGAAAAGAGTATTTACAACAGTATTGTTGATGGTGAATTTATTAAAACAAATAAACAAGGAAAGCCTATACAATTATTTGCGGCATTTGATGTTTATTATGTAAATAACAAAAACTTTATGAATTATCCATTTTATCTGGAACACACAGATGAAAATAGTAAACCGGAGATATCAAGAATGTATGCATTGAGCAATTTCGTGGATGTAGTAAATCCATATTCTATATTAGATTACAAAAAAGACGGAGAAGTGGTTGCTAAAAATAAACGAGCAGTGGAATTTAAAATCAAAATGAAGAATTTTAGCAGTGCACATTCAAAGAAAACTATTTTTGCAGCGTGTGCAGATATTTTATCCACAATAAATGATGATGCATATGAATACGAAACAGATGGGTTAATTTTTACTCCTTCTGACCTATGCGTTGGTGCTTCATCTCCCGGACAAAAAATGAACCTCACATCTAAAACAAGTTGGTCTTATTCTATGAAATGGAAGCCACCTGAGTTTAATACGGTTGATTTCTTAGTCAGTATTAAAAAAGATAGCTCTGGAAAGGATTTAATTCGCAGTATTTACCAAGATGGGTCCAATAATGAAAGTTCGCAAAATATTTTACAGTATAAAACTTTGATTTTGCGTTGCGGGTTTGATGAAAAGAAACACGGGTATATCAATCCCTGTCAAGATATGTATGATGACAAAATGCCTTCTTACAATAATTATGACGAAACCAATACTTACAAACCGGTCCCATTTTATCCTACCAGTCCTGCAGATGAAGAAGCACATTTATGTAACATATATTTGAAGAACAATGGAGAAAATAACTATATTACAACCGAAGACGGTGACTTTTTCGAAGAAAATACAATTGTAGAATTTAAATATGTTAAGGAAAATGACAGATACTGGAAATGGATTCCAATCCGTGTTCGGTATGATAAGACAAGCGAATTAAGAGCAGGAAGCCCTAATTATGGTAATGCCTTCCACGTTGCAAATAGTAATTGGTATTCTATACATAATCCTATTACGGAGGAGATGATATCTTCAGGAGAGGATATTCCGACAAACAACGACGAAGAAGTGTATTATAATAGAAACAACAATAATTTGGAAACAAATACTCGGTCTTTGCGAGATTTTCATAATTTGTATATCAAATCTAAACTTATACAAAATGTATCTTCTCCCAATGATATATTGATTGATTACAGTGTAGGAAAAGCGGGGGATTTGGAAAAATGGAGGCATTCCAAGTTAAAGTTTGTATTTGGTGTTGATATTTCTAAAGACAATATTTATAACCGCACAGATGGAGCTTGTGCAAGATATCTAAACCTAAATAAAAAATATGCACGAATGCCGTCTGCATTATTTGTTAATGGTGATAGTGGGAAAAATATGAAATCAGGTGACTGTTTCGAAAGTGAAAAAGAAAAGCAAGTCGCTAATTGTATTTTTGGAAAAGGACCAAAAAATGAACTGTTGTTGGGGAAAGGTGTATATAATCAATATGGTGTTGCTGAAAACGGGTTTAACATTAGTTCTTGTCAATTTTCCATCCACTACTTTTTCGAAAAGAAAGAAGTTTTACACGAGTTTTTGAAAAATATTAGTGAATGTACCAAAATGGGTGGTTATTTTATAGCAACTGGGTATGACGGCAATAAAGTATTCAATTTATTAAAAAATAGAAATAACGGTGAACCTTATATTATTATGAAAAACGGCAAAAAGATTTTTGAAATCACAAAAAGATACGACGAAACCAGTTTACCCGATGACCATTTGAGTCTTGGGTATCCGATCGATGTATATCAAGAGAGCATTAATAAGACTTTCCGCGAATATTTGGTTCAATATGATTTCTTAAAGAGAATAATGGAAAATTATGGATTTACATTACTACCTCACGAAGAGGCGGTATCAATGAATTTGCCAGACGGATCGGCTACTTTTGAAAAAATGCATCAAAATATGGAAAATGAGCTTCAAAATAACAAATATCTGAAATCGAATATCCGAACTGCTCACAATATGACCCCTGAAGAAAAAACTATATCATTTTTAAATCGTTATTATATTTTTAAGAAAATAAGAAATGTAGATATATCCAATATTAAGTCAGTAATGAATTTTGAAGAAGAAGAAGAAGAAGCAGTTGAAGAAGAAAAAGCAGTTGAAGAAGAAAAAGTGCCCGAACTGAAAGAACTGAAAAAGAAAATGCCAAGAAAAACAGGTAAAAAAATCATATTAAAATAAATCAATTAGCTATAACATAAATGATATAAATATTATATAATAAATAATGTATGTCCTATTATTTATTACCCAAGATACCTATACAAGTTATCAAACATATTCAATATACAGATAATGATAGCATTCCAGAAACATCGATTTCGAATTCCTTATCTCTTTACCTATCTGAAATTAAAGAAAAAATAGAACCAAATGAAAAGGAATGGGATGTATACAAAAAACATACAAACCCGTATGAATATATCCACAGTAATGTTCCATCTAAAAAGAAAAGTGTATCCAAAATAGTTCCATTATCACGATCTTTTTTTAAAATGATAGAAATTATACACACATTTGATTTAAATACCGATAACCGTCCTATGAATTTTTTTCATTTAGCCGAGGGACCGGGCGGGTTTATCGAAGCGTTTGTGAAAACGAGGGAAAACAAGAATGATGTGTATCACGGAATGACATTAATCGATGCCGATAACGAGGTAAATGTTCCCTCCTGGAAAAGAGCAGACACTTTTTTGAAAGAAAACCCCAATGTGAAACTGGAATATGGAAAAGACGGAACCGGTAATATTTTAAATATGGGAAATCTCAAACATTGTGTCGAAAAATATAGTAATAAGATGGACATAATTACGGCAGACGGAGGGTTCGATTTTTCTGTTGATTTTAATAATCAAGAAATATCTATTACCAGATTACTATTTGCTCAAATCATTTTTGCATTGTGTATGCAAAAAAAAGGAGGTTGTTTTGTATTAAAATTATTTGATTGTTTTATGCAACACACAGTAGATTTACTGTATATTTTATCAGCATTTTATGAAAAAGTATATATAATTAAACCACATACAAGTCGCTATGCAAATTCCGAAAAATACATTGTTTGCAAAAATTTCATATTTTCTTCAAATACCTATTATTTGAATATTTTAGAAACTCAATTTGAGAAAATGTTGCAGAGTAAAAAACACGTTCACCGGTTTTTAACTATCCCCGTTTCAAATATATTTATAACAAAACTGGAAGAGTATAATGCTATCTTTGGACAACAACAAATAGAGAACATTCATTATACATTATGTTTAATGCACAACAAAAATAAACAAGAAAGAATTAATCAATTGATTCAGGCAAATACAGAAAAGTGCGTATACTGGTGCAACAAGCACAATATTCCTCATTTATCGTTTACACCTGAACATAATGTTTTTTTAAGTACATCTTTTAACCGCAATGGACGGTTTTAGATTGGGTGTATAACTATAATATATATTTATAGTTATAGTTATAAATTAAATAGCATTTGTCAGTTTTGTTACGCTGCAACGCTTCATTACATCTGAATATTTACTGAATGTAGGAGTTACTTTCATAGGATAACCTAATTTATCTTTTTTGGTGTATCCCGTAGATGAAACACCATAAGACAGTGCGTTTGCAACATCTCGTCCAAGCGGATTTGTATAAGAGGCTGCAGAATCAGTGATTGTGTTGTATCTCTTTCTGGTAATAAGATCACCCGAAGAAACTGCGCCTTGCACCGAAAATTGTTCATTGCTGGGAGAATAATGAGTTTTGAAACAAGTATTATCAGGGTTAGACAAAACTAATTGATTTTGTTTGTAAGTCATATTTCTGCTATGTAAATATTCTTTTGTATTTGTGTGATATGATTTATTATTGCTCGTTTCGTGATATTTTTGACGAACCATTCCACTACTACGAACACGGCGCCTTGCATTATCCACAGGAGAAGTATATGTATTGCAAGTTCCAGGATATTCACAGCTGTTATTGGGAACACGAATTTCATTTGTAAGAGAAATTGAATTACCTATATTAGATCCGCTTGAATTACTGGTAGTTCCGCCGGGTGCATTAATGTTATCTATTTTTACCGAAACTCTACTATTACAGGTAGTATTGGAGGCACTTAATAATTCTCTTCTGGGTAATTTTACAGGATTCGCTCTGAAAAAATTCTTATTGCCGAAAACTTGGCCTTCATTTTTTAATATTTTTGAATTTACTTGTTTAATGGTAAGTCCTTTCCACGATACAACCCGCGTTGGATTTAAATCTAAAGTTGCTGACATATAATTTATATATACAAAATAATCTACCATTATTTTATATTTGGAACTAAATAATAATATAAAAAAAATAAAATAAAAGCAATTTGTTACTACATATATGAATATAGTATTATCATTGAATCAAATATCCAGTTTAAACATAGGTCTGTTAGAGTCAAAAACCAATATTATAATGTCTAATGGACAATTTACAAAAATAAACTTTGTGGATGCAAATTTTACAATGAATGGTCTGTATATTAACTTTCCGTTATCTTCTTACACAACTGAAGTCGTACAACATAGGAAAAATATGAAATTTGTGTATTCCTCTTCTGCAAATATACAATCATCTAACGATCTCGCATTATTAGAACAACGACTCCTTGATTTTTATTCCAATAATAAACAAAGAGACTATAGAAAAAAACTATTGCTAAAGCAACAAATAGAGAGTGGTTTTATGAAAATCTACAAAGAAACCCATTCTCACCTTGATTCCGGTTCTATGTATATTATTAAAATTTCAGGGATTTGGGAGTCAAATGGAGAGATCGGCATTACTTATAAATTATATGAGGCGGGAACAGTAATATAACTACAAAAAGTTCATACTCATTTTATTACCTTTTTTAAATGGTATTCCACCTTTTCTTAAATCTAACACTTTATCACCTTGAATGTCGTGTATATACGGCGTTTTAAAATTTGTTATATCTACAAAGCCTGTTTCTTCGTTAATAGTATATTCTAACTCAGTAATTTGCGTGTATCCTTCTTTTGTAACAGTAGACCGTTCAAACTCTTTTCTATTTACAACCCGATAAATATCGTCGTGCATCAATAGCACATTTTTGTGTAATATTGGTAAAAATTCGGTACGATTAATTACGATACCCCGTTGCACACATCTGGTTTGAAAATCAGAGTCTTCGTATCCCCAAGACCAAAAATTTGGGAATCCGTTCGTTTTCTCAAAATCTTCCCCTTTTATAGAAAAAATACCACCTAAAGCATGTTTGAACCCATAAAAATGTTTTATTTCGTTTCTGTTTGTTTCATAATTAAAAATATCTGGGCATAGCGGGGCGTTGTCCACATCATTAAATACAAAGGTTATGTCTTTGTAATTTTCTTTATATTTTTCTTTCATTACAAGAAAGCCCGCGTTTTTTATTGCTCCTCTATTAAATGGTCTCGTGTCTTTTTGATGAATATAATAAATTTCGTAGTCATCTTTGTTCATATCTTTTAAAATATAACTAGTCATATGATGATGAAAAAATCGTTGTTGCATTTCTCTATTTCTATACGGAACAATGAAAATAATCTTGGGGATGTTCATTAATAAAAAGGTTTATTTTTTATTAATTCGTTTAACGATATTTTTGCATAACTACCTGTTTTGGCCCTCTGCTTCTCCTTTCTCCAGTTTTTCTAATAATTTTGTTGTAGCTTCGTCTCCCTCTTTTTTATCGGGTGTATTCTTCTTTTTTTTACCAAAAATACTCATTAAAAAAGATTCATTTACCCACCAGCCATAACTTTCATCATGTTCTGACATTGGATATATTAGATATATTTGTTTAATATTTTTTCCGGTATTAAGTTATTTTTATTTAGCTCAAGCTTCTTATAACACTTATTGATAGTCACCTCGCTAACGCCAGTAATTGTTTTTATATTTTGTTTAGATATGGGCTGATTACAATTTATTCCCACAAAATACACGATGCCCGCCGCGACCGCCTGTGGAATGTTATCAGTAATCATATTTGTTTCATGCACTTTTTTAGCTACGAATCTACACAGCATTATTAATTCATTATTATAATTTAACTTACTGCAGAACCGTTCAATAAATGAAATGGGTTGGGTAGAACACAAATTACCGTTTGTATATTCACTATTTCTTTCAATATTATGTTGTATATTTACAGCCATTGAACACCCATTTGTTGCACTTGCCTTATCTAAATTAAATATTTCCGCTATCTCGTGTGATGTCCTCGGGTGTCCATTCATACGACACGCAAGATAGATTGATGCAGCTTTGATTCCATCTCTGTTTAACCCTCTAAACATCTTTTGTTCTGATATGTCCTTGTGTATAACCATTGCGTCATCTATAAACATTTTCGCAATCCCTGAGTTTTGTGCCATCAATGTAATAAATTGAAATTCATCGTATAGTGACTTTTCTTTATGTGGCATAGACTGCCACTCTGTCCATTTGCGAATTCTTTTCATTTCATATGATGATTTTTGATTACATATAATTTTACAACCAAAGGAAGATTCTACAAGTAATGGATTAATCGGATTTCCACACCGGGTAGGATCATTACTATTCCTATCTTCTGGATTGAAGAATCTCCATTCTGGTGAATAATCCAATGTATCTTTATATATAATACAACAATCTCTATTTGTGCAGGTGGGAAATCCTTCATCCATTATCATTACTGGACTCTTACACTGAACACACAAATTATCTTCTTTAGAAGTAGTGTATACACACTCTGGATTTTCTTCCATATCAAATTTATGGTTATTTTTCTCATTTTCAAAAATATTCCATAATTGATCCTTTTCCTTTACCGAAAGTTGTTGTTTTACTTTTTGGGTTTTTGTTTTCCTAAATGACTGATTTTCACACATACCTATTTCAACCGCAGATTTTTTTTGTGTATTTTGAACATTCATTTCTTGTTTTATTTATTGTTTATTTATTAACCATTTTTATCAATTTTTTTATGCATATATTACAAGTAAATAATGCAGGTTGCCCAAGTAGCATGTAAATTTTTAGATTTAATAGATTTAAATAAAGGAATCAAAGATCTTGGTACAGACGCATGGATAAAAGAAACGAAGAGTATTATTTGTTCATTGTGTAGTAACTTAACTACCAAAAAAAAATTTGCTCTCCACGCTCAAGAAGAAACTCTATTGGAAATTAGACAATATTTGGAAGATCTTGATTCACAAGAAAAATTAACATTAGTAAATGAATTTTTAGGCAATCAATTTAACAATACTAAGAATGAATCTCAATTATTATCATTTGAAGATAGAAAATATCCGACAAAAAACTCTACATTTCCTTACGAAAGCGAAAGCGAAAGCGAAAGCGAA